TATCTATACATGTCATTCTCAACGTTTGTATGTTCCTCCAAAGTTAATAAAATAATATTAGATTTTTCATATGCTAGCTCAGGATATTTCACTTTAGGGAGAATATGATGAAAATATGTAGAGAAAGGTTCCTTTCCTAAATACTCACCACTCACCTCAGAATAATGTGGCCTCTCCTTCCAGATATCCATAAAGAAATCTCTCATAATATCTACCTTTGTCTTATTGACAAATGTATCTCTTCTAGCTTTAAGAGTTGTACTCCCTGTAGGAAAGGGCTTGCGCTTCATATGGTTAGCACAAAGCCCCTTACTCCATACAGGATTTGAACAACCCTCAACACTACATAATGATTTTTTCATAAAATGTTAACACTTGACTAAATAGATCAGGAGTACTTCCATCATTATAGATTACATAATCAAATTGTTGATCATCCAGAGCTATTTCTGAATAATGATCCATCAGTTCTATTCCTGGTCTTTCCACTCTAAGAACTATTCCTCCACGATCTTTGATTGCTTGATATTCATTAGGAAATCTAACATCTGTAATGATCCATTTACTAGGATGGTATTCACTCATCTTAGGACCTCTCCAATCAGCAAACAGGGCATTTACCCATACATCAGGATGTATTACATCTCTCATTGCTTCTGTTGCCACTTCCTGTAAGAACTGTCTATATGTAATAGATTTATCTTCACGCCACCATTCTTCAGGCATTATCTCTTTTTTGAATTCTTGATCTTCAAAATTCTGTATAGGTTCTCCTGTAAGAATACTACAAATACGTTTAAGCTTGGCAGCAAAAGCCTTCTGCTCAAAGCTCTGGTCTATTTCCTGCAAAAAGCTGGCAACAAGGTTTTTTCCTACGCCAGCTTTCCCAGATATACCAATTAGGTCTTTATTCATTTCACACCAGTTGATCCATGTCCTCCTTCTCCACGTTGAGTCTCTGATAATTCTTCAACCTCTCTGTATTGAGTAAGAGGTACAGGTACAATTACTAACTGAGCAATACGATCACCAATTTGATAAATTTTATTATCTTTCCAAGGATTATCCGTATAAGGGATTGTTAGATTAAATGTTACCATTATCTCACCTCTATATCCACTATCTATTACACCTACAGAGTTAGCCATACTAAGACGTTTGTCTCTTATAGAGGAACGTGGGAACACAAGTCCCACCATTCCTTCTGGTATTTCTACAGCAAGTCCTGTACCATATACTATTTGATTTTGATCACCTCTACTTCCACTTAAAGATGTAGCTACAAGATCTGCACCAGCATCACCTGGCTTACCAAACTTAGGCTTCTGAGCCTCTGGTACTAATTTTTTAAAGTTCACTATCATTTTCGAATAAATTTAAGGTTTTTGTTTCTTCTTTAACTTCTTTAACTTCTGTAGTTTCTTTGACGTCATCTTGCCCTCCTTCGTCCAATACGTCGGTAGTTCCCCGAAGATAATCCACCACATCATTCTTAATCGCAGAATAAAATTCTTCATTGTCATCTAGTAATGTTTTAAACTCTTCAATATCATACTTAGTTTCTCTGAATGTAATAGTCTTACCATACTTACGCAAGACGTTACTCTTGTTACCAAGGTCCATTAATTCATCAAATGTATCAATACCTTCGCCATAGTTGATAGTAAACTCAGCAGTTTTGAATGGAGGAGACATCTTATTCTTAAGAGCCTTCACCTTGGTGTCATTACCATAAGCTTCTGTACCATCCTTGGCTACAGTTTTGCTAACTTCTATACGAACATCTGCATAGAACTTTAATGCATGGCCACCTTGTGTTGTACGAGGATCACCAAACATCACACCAATCTTCTCACGATACTGAGATACAACAATAACACATACGTTGTGCTTAGATAGATAGGATTTAAGTTTAGGATAGACATCACTATTAAGCTTAGCTTTTCTACCTATAGCACTGTCACCTACATCACCGTCAATCACTTTCTTAGGAATTAATGAGCTATCACTGTCGATAATAACCATGGCTATCTCATCAGTTTGAATTAGGTCCATAGCAATCTGAAAACCTTCCTCGCCATAAGTGGGTTGAGCGATAAGCATTGCATCTGTATCTACGCCCAGAGCTTCGAAGTAATTCTTATCTACAGCATGCTCACCATCTATATACAACACCTTACCACCTTTCTTTTGACAATTAGCAACAGCATGACCACAGATAGTGGACTTACCTGAACCTTCCCAGCCTACAAGCTCATACATTTTACCACGTACAAAACCACCCACTCCTAGAGTGATGTAATCAAAGCCAATAGATCCTGTTGATATGAGATCATAATCCCCATGAGTTTTCTCACCGAATTGTAATACAGTGCCTTCACCGTACTTCTTATTGAGGAGCGATAGAGCCTCCTCCAGCTTGGACTTGCCAGCTGTAACTTCTTGTTTTTTAGCCATTTCATTTTATGTTTTACACTATAAAAATACAAAATATTCTTGAAAAAAGAAATAGCCTAGTGATAAAATCTCTAGGCTATTAGAAACAACTCACAATTAAAATCTAATTCTATTCCCTGCTGTGTGTCTTGGATAGTATGGACATTTTAGACACATACTACCACAGCATGCTCCTCTCTTAGAGAGGAACTCTGCTGATAATGGATTAGATGTTGATTTCGCAAGCTCCTCCTGCACAGGCAGCAACTTGTCCGAAGTCAACGTGGTCTTCTTGTTCTCTGACATTTGAAAGATCTAATTCTTTAAGTGTAACAATACGTTTATTATACTCTTCCTCTGTAATATCTTCAAAAGGAGCTTGTTGATATGTTCCACCCCAATAAGGTAGTACAGACAACCCATTATAATGTTCACGATTCTCCCACATCCAGTCACCTACTGCTTGCCATTCATCCATATAACCACCTTCTGTTAATGAATACTGAGTACCTTTAGCGTCATTCATGTTAATAGCAATATACTTCTTAGTACTATCAATAGAAATAGTAGCTGATACATTGTGAGTGTTATCGCCATCTTTATGTCCATTCTTGATCCACTCTGTAGAGAACTTCTTAACACGCTCAAGAGTATCAATAGCTGTCTCTGTACGTAGAATTGAGCCCTCTGGAGCCTTAACAGGAATTCTTACGCATATTGTATCATTTGGTCTAAGAACGTCGTCCTCAACTAATTCTGGATGGTTAGCCATCAAGTATTGAGCAATGTCTTCGTTCTTATTAAAACGCATAGTACGTAGATAATAATCATTGTGCCATGCATGGATACCAGATGCTGTTCCTAAGACTAATGATGTAGTGCCTGAAGGCTTAATACATGTTACACGAGCAGCTTCATTAATATTAATCTGTCCTGACACCACCATGTTTACAGCCTTGGCAACGTTAGCAGCTATATCAAGATTGTAATTCAAGATTTCACCTGAACCAATACCTGTCATACCAATACCTAATAATGCATCTCTTTGTGTTGTAACACTCCAGATGTCTCTTAAGTAGTGGAAGTTTGTAAAGCCAGCCTGTAGAGTTCCAAAGAACGCTGCTGCAGCTACACGAGAGTTAAGATCTTCCTGGTCTGTAACATCAGATACATTCACCTCACATAAGTTACAGAACTGATATGGACGTAGAGCAATCTCACAACAAGGGTTAGTTCCCCAGTCAAGATTGTTTGTCCAATATAGTCCTGGTTCTCCTGATCCAGATGCTTCTACACGTTTCCATAATCCCATGAACTCTTGTTCTGTAATCTCTCCACGCTTTAATACTGCAGAGTTATTAGCTCTACCGCGTTGTTCATTTAACTCCCACCAGTTACCATACTTACAAGTGATCATTTCTTCATCGTCATGAGAGAACAAAGAGATCATTGCACTTCTACGAATACCACCAGCAAGAACAGAGTTTGCAATGTGGCAAAGGATATCATGGCATTCCAGAGGACTTAATGTTTCTCCTTCATGCTTTCTATCTAACAATGCTTGTACATGAGCTAAGCATAGCTTCAATGGTTCTGGTCCTGGTGCTTTACCACCTGCTGTTACAAGTCTAGCACCTTTCTCACGAATAGCACGAAAATCAAACTTAGGCATAAAGCCACCCTCAAGATAGGCTTTCATCAATACCTTTACAGCATCAGCCCACCCCATAATACTATCCTCAATAAGATAGTTACGTTGCTTACCTGGTTTTGTAATAGCTGGTAATTGTACTACGTGATGTCTCTGTACAGAGTATCCTACACCTGTACCTCCTAACAATAAGAACATTGTCTCAGAGAAGCTATGAATACTATCAATTGGTAAGTAACAACAGTTGTAAATACGAGCGTTGTTAACTTCTGCTGCAGGACCTGCAAACTGTAGAGCTCTCATAGAAGGAAGAATCTTCTTCTCTCTAATCATTGTGATTTCATGCTTAATAGCATCTGTTAATTTGGGATACTTTTTAATCATCATTGATTCATAACGATCAACAATTTCATCCCATGTTTCTCTCCTGTTTAGTTCAGGAATAAATTTAGCATACTTGCTAAAAACGGTGATAGAGCTCAATGCTTCTAGTCCTAAGTCCATATGTATATTTGGTTAAAAATTAAAAACGAAAGGGTTGTAAAACTACTACTTCCCTCTCGTTTTAACAAATAAAAAACGAAATAAAGGTTAACTAATTTAGTTAAGCTTTATCTTCAAGAAAAGCAATACATTCTAGGACCATTTCTTTCTCAGCTTCTTTGCGATTTGCAAATTTTTCTTCACTAACTGCACCATCAATATTGATACCAAATTGTGGTTTTCCATCTATAAATGTCATCTCTAAACATGCATGTACATCGTTCTCATCAAATACATCTATGAGAGCTCTAGGATTAGCATCTATAAGATTTGATAGTTCATCTATAGAGAAACCTCTTTGTTCAATATAGTCTTTAAAGTTATCAGGTAGATCATCTGACATACTATCTTGCATCACCTTTACATAATGTTTGGTGATAATCTGTACCGCATTAGGATACGTTTCTAAAAACTCATGCGTCTTCATATAATTCTTTTTTAACTTTGTCTAAATCTAATGTTTCTGTAAATAGATCAAATCCTGGCCACACCTCCATACTATCAGTAAAATTTATATCAATTAGATCTTCCCAATATTTTTTTAATTCTGGAGATTTTCTAAACACCCTATATTGCAAAGATATCTCATCTCTATGTAGTCCATTTTTAACAATTTTTATGATTTTTGGAAATATATTTTGATATTCTTTAGAAGTTTCAGAATACTTTCCTTCTTTAATAAGATCATAATCTTTTTTAAATTTAGAAGGTAATTTATATACTAAAACTACAAATCCATCATCATAATCATAATCGTCTATTAATAGTTTATTAGTTTCATATTGCTTTTCTACAAATCCTTGAAACAATAACATGTCAGGTGGACGGAATAAAATATAAACAGAATCTTCATACTGAGTATCTCTTTCAATATCTATAAGATATCCATTAATCATATTGTGCCCTTTAATATCATCTTTAGTTATCTTTAAAGTGGGCACAATAAATAAACTAGTTATATTTTTCTTTATATCCATTTATTTAGTAATCTTTACAATTCCACGATTTACATAATTCTCTCTAGAGATGTTCCAAATGTCATTTTCTTTGGCCCATTTAAGATCTTCAATAATGTCATAGATACCTACATAAGGAACGTCTTTATATGTATATCCATTGAATGCATCTTGAACATCCTCTTTAGATAATGTATAAATAAGTGGTGAAAAGTAAGCTGTGCTATCGCATACAATGAATGCTGGAGGTAACACTGTATAACCATCTGTAACCAATTCAGAGAAATAGTTACGCGCAAGAATATAATATACACCTGCTTGGATATCTCCACGTCTGTATAGATAATAGTCTTTGAAGAAGTTCTCTACAGCCCAGGTACATTTAAGATCATACACTTGTATTGTCTTCTCTTGATGATCAACAATTACCTTGTCAAACATACCTTTCATTGGAAGATTGCTGATCTCTACATCATCCACTTGCAATTGATTGTAAACATCATATCTAGCACTCTTCACTGTGTTAACAATAGGGCCAATGAATTCATCATTCTGTAACTGCTCTACAATTCTTTCACAGTTAGTTACATCCTGTACACTGACAACTGTCAATCCTTTACTTCTCACCTCTCTGATCTCTTGGTAATACACTTCTGCATCTGTACCAATAAACTTCTTCATCACAGCATCATAGTTAATCTTATAACCTGAATCACCATATGCATCTCTAGAGATATCTTCAAAGCTTCTAGTGACATTACCATTTTCATCTGTAGCATCTTTTGTATGCTTATACAGAGCTTCTACAAACTTCAACATACCTTCTGTAGGAACACTTTGACATATAGACGGAAAGAATCTATCATCAAACAACTCTGGTTCCATTAGTTTTGTCTCAACTAATCTACCCATGGTGGCAGCTTTAGTTTCATCATCTTGTACGTCTTCTCCAAGGATGTATCTCTTATAATACTTCTTGCGATCTTTTGCAAACTCCTTTAGACTAGAAGAGCTATCCATCTTGATAGCTCTATATTCTTTTTCTGTTCTTGATTTTCCCTTAATCATTTTGTCTTTCTAAATAATGTTTAACAATTTCATTTGCTGCCATTCTCACCTCTCGTGGAATGTTCTTAAAGAACCACTTCACTTCAGGCTCATACTGATTACTTTTAGGATCCAAACTCTGTGGATCCACTAACCAAAACTGATGAAGCTCTCCTTCATATTCAATCATCCCTTCATACCACACCTCTTTGAATTCAGGCTCCTTCTTAATGGCTATCTTCATTACTGGTTCTTCCATATTAATAATCAATTTCTGGTGGTGCCCATTCATATTGATACAACTTGTATGGTGGTGTACCATACTCACTCTTAAAAGTATTCTTACTTTCAGATACCTTCTTAGTCTTCAGATCCTGAGGAGTAAGAGTCATCTTTTGATTTCCATGTTTGATAACGCAGTCTTCATTATTTTCAATGCATTTTCTAACAATGTGATCTCTAATATCTATACAACCTTTGTATAGCTTATTCACTTTTATTTCCATGTCTTTCTGATTTAGTTTTAGTGTCATGACATTTCTCGCATAACACTTGTAAGTTATCTATTTCACAGAAGAGTCTCTCTATAAAGCCAGCAAGATCTGCAGAACATGTTAATGTGCCTGCTGGTATAATATGATCAACGTTGATATTCTTTTCAGCATACCACTTCTTGCAGCTGTTACATTGATACTCAAACTTCTGTCTCTTGTTAGGACCTGAATATGGCCTTCTGGCATTCATCTTAGCTTGTGTTATTGGTTTCCAATAACGTGACTTATTTCTAAGCGCGCTTCTAATAAACGTCCAGAAGGCTGATTCAGTCATAGTTCCATTATTTCTTGTCTTTGGAACTCTTGAAGTTTTTTTAGGAATCTTTTTTTGTATTGTCTTTGCCATGGAGACAAAGATAACGATTCCTATTTAACTTTCTTCACTCTACCTAAAATTTCTGCTTTCATCTCACCTAAACGAAGAACAATATTGTTCACCTCTTTAAGATTGATTGTAGGGAAATTGATAGAATACTTCTTAGCTTCTGCTGTGAAACCATCTTTCACCTTTTGGTTAAGATCTTGTAGTTCCTCAATAGCATAAGCGTTATCAAGCTCCATAGTGTCAAAGTCCAAGTCATGTAATAACTGTGTAGCTTCTTCACGAGGAACAGTCATGATAGGAAGATATTCCCAACATCTACCCTTGCTCTCACCAATACCAACAACTTTCATTGGATTGATTAGTACAAGTACTGACTGATCACCACAACCTACATAATGAATCTCATCAGATGTAAAGTGTAACCCCTCTGCACCACAATCGTCAGTATTCCAACGACACTTAGCAGGATCCATATTTACCAATCTACCTACACGGATATCAAATGTACGAGTGTGAGCATCTGTAAAACGATTGTCAGTTCTGTTAGGAAGATCAAGATAAAGCTCTGTAAGTGTACCAAGATCTTCTCCAAGACCAGCTATTCTACGAGTACCACTTTCCTCATTATATTCCATACCTGTCCAATCACAATACTCACAACCTTTACCATCACATTCACCGCAATAGTCATCCCATTCTTCTGAATAGTCCTCATACATATCATCTTTATGTAAGAAAGAATACTCACCGTCTTTAACAAATACATGATAGTTGTCTGGAGACTTCTTCCATACAGCTTTCACCTTAACATATGTCTCACTGACAAACTGTACAAATTCTGTACCACCATGGATAGTAACTACGTTTCTAAGAGCTGTGAAGAACCCCTGCTTAGTGATACGGAAGCTATTCTTCTTTAAGAAGTTGAATAACTTATCTGCTACCTCAGCACGTGGATTTAAACAACACCACATCCAGAATCTCTTTAAGCCAACGAATTCATCGCTTTCTGTATCAGCCAGGGGATTTTGTTTAGCAATAGCCATAACAAACTCTTCCACTAACAATGGAGGAAGACTACGATTGATTCCTTTCATATATACAGAACCATCTCTCAACTCAAACTCAGGATGTGCTCCTAATGTTTCAGAAGCTTGAGCAAGAAGCTTGATAGATTCTATCTCCTTCTCTTTCTTTCTTTTGTCATCATATCCTTCTTGAGACATACAGATAACAAACAAATCTGTTTCAGATTTTGCATCACGAGCTCTGTTAAAATCTTCTACAGTTGCAGGACTCTTGCTAAGAATGTTGCCATCATTCAAAACAATAGTTAGAACGTCATTAACAAACTTGACATTCATATAAGGTTTGCCACCAGTCACTGGTGGAGCAGGAACCACTACATCTTTCAATAGTAACTCTGCCATTTTTGTATCTCTCTCAACAAGAGACTTAAAGAACTCTAAACTTGAATTGTTCATGGTATTAATTGTTTATGTAATTTACGAATTTTTAATCACTTTATGTCACAAATATTCGAAGAATTGTGACAAAAAATGTCCAGTTTAATGTAACTAAACTGGACAAATTTTAATCTTAACTAATTGATAATCACTAAGCTACAAAGAGCTGGAACTGACCTATTTCATCTACTGGTTGCCATCCTTCAGATAATTTGTATTCATCTTTCTCCATGTGAACATGATTGTATCTACAAAGCTGTTCCATCATTGATGTATAACTACTTTGCTTATAATAACCGTAGTCATCAAAGATAGTCTTGATCCAATGGAATTTCTCTAATAGCGCTTTTGTTCTGTTATAGACATCTATAATGTTAGTGTCAACATTACCAGCAGCAATATCTTCAGATAATTCATCATGAGATACACCATTGTTTCTAGGATTATTAGGTTCATACTTGTTAAGATATTTATTAAGAATATTAACATCTGTATATAATCCTCTGATACAGCATTTATCCATCTTTTTATTGAAGACAGTTTGATAAAGATCTTTCAATTGTCTAATGGCTAACATACTCACAGTTCTACGATACACTTTATTCTTACCCTTGATAAATTCATGCACACTCATCCAGTTATGTAAGCCATAACTTTCAACAGTCTTTATCTCTTTATCAGAAAGCATAGCTATCTGTGCATACTTGTTATTCACCAATACATACCACTTGTCAAGAAGCTTTCTATCTTCAGCTTTACCATAGATGACTAGCTTACCTGTCTTATGTAAAGAGTCACCTTTCCAGATGTGATTAGTGAATGTACAGTTGAACTCAGCAGACCAACGCTCCATTTTTAAAGGAATCTTACCAGCTATATCACCTTTGTTCTTGTTCTCTTTGATGTTTATGCCACCATTGACAGTTTTAACAGTCTTTCTAGATGCTTTGTCTTGAAGAATCCAGCTCTCTGGAACAATAACATCATCAAGATTTTTGAACTGGTTTACATAATAATCTCTAATAGATTGAAACTCCTTGATTCTTTGGCGCCATTGAGACTTTGGATAATATTCTAATCTTAGTAATCCATAATAGGTCATCATGTTACTTGGATCTGGTTTTCTTCTTCCATTAGAGTCAGTAAACATTGTAAGTAGAGTGAATGTTCTCATCTTCTTTACAAACTCTGCTCCTTTACTAAATGTCTCTTTAACATAACGCTTCTTGCGCTCACCAAATATATCATCAAATATATAAATGTTTCTATCTGTAAAGCTTCTACCAGCATTAACGCCCATCTGAGTTCCCCAACGATCTTTGTAAGATCTCATTGTTTTTCTATTCCAGCCTTTCTCTAGTTCAAACTTACGATCATACTCGTTAAGAATATATTCTCTTCTTTGATACAACTCTTTTAGATCTAACAACTTGATGTCTTTCATTTTTGGAGTCATAATTGCTTTGGTTCCACGTTTTGCAAGATCAGCAATATCAAGCCAGCCATTACCTGTAGGATGAGGAATGTTTACACTGTTTGAATAATAATATTCTAGAACGTGATCAAATGTACAATCTTCTTCTATAGAATCATTATAGATGTCAATCATTTCATCTGCTACAGCTTGAATCTTTGCTTTGATCTTATCCTTAGCTTCTACAGTATATCTGATAGATTCTCTATTAGGAGTTGGAAATAAGCCGTCTGTAAGAGAAAACTTTAAACCTACAGGCACCTTGATTGCTAACATATCAATCTTTGACCAATCAATTGGATAATATACATCATCCAGACAGATGTGCATATTAGTAGCAGTTGTTAGTTGAGATATTTGATAATGCTCTCCACGATAAATAGAGAAGTCATTCTTGATATCTTCAACATCAAAGTATACATTTTGGAAATAAGCAAGTTGCTCCTTAATCTTTTTATGGAATTCATAATTATCACGATATACTACAGGAATAATTACCTTTACACCATTACGCTCTGTTGTTTCTTTTTCATACAACAAATCAATTGTGTTAGTTTCATCACCTTCATACATCATATACTTACGCTCCATACCATCTTTTCTAGCTACAAAATAAAAGCTAGAACAATAAGCTAATGGGGCCTTAAAGCCAAGCCCCATCATACCTAATTCAGTAGTGCTATTTCGTTTGGTAGACTTACCATACTTACTGATAATCTCTTCAACATCTTTATCGTCCAGACCAATACCAAAATCCTCTACAGAGAATTCATAATTACTAGTTCCCGATACTTGTCTAAAGCGTACAATAATAGGATCATCTGTGCCAGCTCTACGGTGACTGTCAAGAGCATTACTAGCACACTCTCTAACAGTTGAACCTATAGCATCTGAATACAAATTCTTACTCAACATCTGCATTAATACTTGTGCACTGTCAAGGTCTAAGGACATACCGATGCTCTCTTTAGCAGCACCTGTTTCATAAATTACTGATTGTGATTGTTTCTCTAATATCATGATTTCTAGTATTTAACTGGTAATATTTTTGATTGTCTAATATACTCAATTGCTCTGTCTACTTCTTTTCTTAATTCTTGATCTGTAATAAGGTCTGGATGATACTTTGCCAGTCTTTTGTATCCATAATTTCCTCCCATAAAAGAGATTGACCAATTAACTTTTGGATTTTCTAATTTACATGACAGATATCTTACACTGTAATACTGAAGTGTGCCTCTACCTGTACCACGGTAGAATCCAAACTCATGTCCATAATTACCACCTGAGATGATGAAGTCTCCTGCTTCAATTTCTCCTGATTTAATTTGTGCTTTCATTTTAGAATTGTTTAATTGTGATTGATTCTCTGATTTCGCTCTTCCACTCTTTAGTGTCAAAAGCAAGCAGTGTGAGTAATTTATGTGCTTGTTGATAATCAAGCTCAAGCTTCTTCATACCTTCTATTTTGATAATAAGACTATCACCTGTATTAGTCATAGATCCAATTTCATAATCACGTATATGCTCGCTCCATCCTTCACTGTTAGAATAGCGCAATTTAATTTCACCATTCTCATCATCGATTATGTTATAATCATGATCTGGTGCTTCGCCTCTGTGATGCTCTGTCCAAATTTCATACTTTTTCATATTTCTTCAATTTTT